ACACAACTGTCAAGCAACAAAAGATGATGGAAGATCAAGCTATGGCTGTTTCAAGAACAACCAGAATTGGTGCTAGTCAATCTGCTGAGGCATATTTCTTCTTAGCATCTGCTGGATTAGATGCTGAACAATCGGTCGCCGCTTTACCACAGGTTGCAAAATTCGCACAAGCAGGTATGTTTGATATGGCTACTGCAACAGATCTCGCAACAGATGCCCAAAGTGCTTTGGGATTAACTGTTGATAATGCAAGTGATAACCTAAATAATTTAACAAGAGTAACTGATGTTCTTGTAAAAGGAAACCAATTAGCAAACGCATCAGTTCAGCAATTCTCTGAGGCTCTTACAACAAAAGCTGGAGCGGCCTTAAAAGTTGTGAATAAAGATGTTGAAGAGGGTGTTGCTGTTCTCGCCGCTTTTGCAGATAGAGGTGTAAAAGGTGCAGAGGCAGGAGATAAACTAAACCAAGTTCTTAGAGATATACCAAGAGCTACTGCTAAGAATGGAGAAGAGTTTGCAAAATTAGGTCTTAACATGTTTGATACTGAAGGCAATATGAAGAATGTTGCTGATATTGTTGAAGAATTAGATCGTGTTCTCGGCCCAATGTCTGATGAATTAAAAGCATCTACATTAGATCAATTAGGTTTAAATCGTGGTGTTGCTGATGCTGTAAAGATCTTGTCTGGAGCTGGAGATCAGATCAGAGAATATGAAAAACAATTAAGAGATGCTGGTGGAGCTACTGATGAAGTAGCAACTAAACAAATGGAAAGTTTGAAAGCACAAACTGATCTAATGAAAAATGCTTTTAGTGAATTAGGAGTTGCTGTTGGATCTATTCTTGCAGGCCCTCTTACTTCATTAGTGAAATGGATCACAAAGACCACTCAAAAAACAAGTGATCTAGTTAATGGCTTTATAGAGTGGAAAGATGAAATTAAAGAACAAAATGAGGTCATAAGAGCGAATGTTCATGGAGTAGAAACAGCATCAGTAAGTTATGCAAAGTATTCACAAGCAGTAAATAATGCTAAAGAAGAAATTGTAGATAATAGATCAGCAACAGAAAAAGCTATTGATGCTCAAAAAGGATTAGAGCATGCTAATAGAAATGTTGCACCTAGCTATGCAAGTGTTACTGATGAGGCTATTGCATTAGCCCAAGCTAATAGAGAAACAACAGATTCAACTGAAGAATTAAATGAAGAAGAAGAGAAGTTAGCTCAACAAAGAGAATCAGAGGGATTGCCTGCTTTAAATAAAGTATTAAGTGCATATAGAAAGATTCAAGATATTCAAGAAAATATTGCTGATCTGGAAAAAGAAGAAAGAAAAGCCCTTGAAAAATTAAATAAAGAAAAGGCACTATTAACAGATGCTAATGAAGATGTAATTAAAGCAGAAGAAGAGTTACAAAAACAAAAAGATCTTTCAAAAATCGTTACCTTAGAAGAAGAACTTGCAATTATAAAGGCAAATGAGGCATTAGCACAAGCACAAGAGGAATTAGATGGATCAAGATTAGCTCAAATAGAATATGAATTAGCTGTTCAAAAGGTTGAAGATGCAATCAAAAAATCAACAAGTGCTACAAATGAAGAAATACAAGCATTAAAAGATAAGGAAAGAGCAGAAGATGAAGTTGTAAAACAAACAGAATCATTAAAGAAAGCCCAATTAGATTATCAAGATGCACAGGAAGAGTTAGCAAAAGCAACTGAAAGATCAACAGAAAATCTAATGGAAATGGCTATTGCTAAAATGGAGTTAGATCAAGCAATAGCAGATGTTGAGAGTCTAGGTGCTTTTGAAATAGCTCTAGCTCAAATGGTCGCTAATGCTGGTGGAGATCTGGAAAGTTTAAGAAAGTCATTTCAAGCAATTTTCAATATGACAGGAAAGTCTGTAAATCTAGGATCAACTCCAAATGTTGATCTAAGTACAGGAGATGGATCTGTAAAGTTTGAAGAAACAGGAGATCCAGAAATAGAGGCTCAAAGAGAGGCTAGTGGTAAAGATGGTGCTAAAACATTTATATTAAATACAAGAGTGGAAAGTGGCTTTTTAACAGAAGTTGCTGTTAGCGAGGCAGTTTTCACAGCAGTAGAGAAAGCAAAACAACTTGGTTTAGAGTTTCAATAATGTCTGTTGCGTTTGATAGTAATGTAAATATAACAGTACAAGTTGGGTTTGATAGTGAGCCATTTGATTCTTCACAATCTTTTACTGATATTTCTGCTTATGTAAGAGGGATAAATATATCAAGAGGAAGAAATAATGAGATCGGTCAATTCCCTGCTGGATCTTGTGAGTTGTTATTAAGTAATGCAGATAATAGATTCAATCCAACTCAAACTACTCATTATTACGATAGTGCTAATTCAAGAACTAAAATTCAACCATTAAAAACTGTAAAGATAACTGCTACTTATGATTCTTCTGATTATGTGATCTTCTATGGATTCTTAGATCAGATTCCTGTCAGCTATCCTGCTTTAGGTGCTGATAGTGTTGTTCGGTTTGTTGCGATTGATGCCTTTAAGATCTTTAATGCTCAAACTATACAATCAGTAGGTTGGAAAATTGGACAGGTTGGGTTTTCTGAAATAGGATCTTCTACTAGATTAGGTTATGCTGATGCTGTTGAATTAACTTCTGTAAGGATCGGAAGATTATTAGATTCAATAGGATTCCCAAGTGCTTTAAGAACAATAAATACAGGAACAATGAATATTCAGCAAGAAAGTTTAACAACTAATCTTTTAAATGCCATGAAAGAATGTGAAACAGCAGAAAATGCGCAATTCTTTATTGCATCAGATGGTAAAGCTACTTTTAGAAATAGAGATTATAAATTATCAAATACTAAAGCTATCAATGTTCAAGCAACTTTTGATAATTCTGGATCTAATTTACCTTTTACCAATGTAGTAACTGGGTTTGATACTAATGAAGTTATAAATGTTTATGAGTGGACAAGATCTGGAGGATCTGCTCAATATGTAGCTGATGCTGACAGTGTTCAAAGATATACTGCTAAAACATCAACCAAAACAACTAAGAATACTTCTGATGCTAATGTTTCATCTATTATCAATCAAAAGATAGCGGAAACTGCTTTACCTATTGAAAGAATAGAAAGATTAGAGATCAATCCAAGACAAGATGTTGATCTGTGGCCTAAAGTTCTAGGGTTAGAGTTTGGAGATCGTGTAAAGGTTAATATAACTAATCCAGATGGATCTACTTTTTCTGATGAAGTATGGATTGAAAGCATTAGCCATTCAATAGTGTCTGGATCTCAAAATTGGGCTTATAAGGTATCTTTAAGCCCAGCAGGATCTTCTGGTTGGGTATTAGGACAAGCAAAAATTGGAGAGGGTACTCGTTTCGCTTATACTTAGTGCTAAGATGAAAGAAACAGTTTTAATGATGGAGAATATATATGCCTAGCGGATTTAAAGTATGGACAACAGGTGATCTAGTTTCGGCTAGTGATTTTAATAATTATATACAAGAGCAAGTGATTATGACTTTCGCTAATTCAACTGCAAGAGGAACTGCAATAAGTTCACCAGAAGAAGGCATGTTCGCTTACTTAGCAGATACAAATACATTAACTTATTATGATGGATCAAGCTGGGCATCTTATATTGGAGATGGCGATATAACAGGAGTAACGATTACAACAGGATCTACTTCTGGATTATCTGGAGGTGCTACTGCAACATCTGGTGCATTTAGTTCTACTCTATTAGTTGCACCAACACAAGCAACTTCTGGAACAGTAGCTAGTGCAGATGTAATTTTATATGCAGATGCAGATGATAGTAATAATTTAAAGAAAACAACAGCAGGAGATATTGCAGGATTAGCTGGAGGAGTTTCGCTAGGATTGGTAATAGCTTTAAGCTAGATCGGAAAGAGGAAAGATGGCAGATACATTACATTCGGTACAAGGAGTACTTGGTACAGGTAGCACAGCTATTTTAGATGCAGTTGCATCAAGCACAACTGAAACAGTTATTGGATTAACTTTATCTAATATAAGTGGATCTAGTGCTGATGTAACAGTTGATCTAAGTATTACAAAAAGTGGTGGATCATTAAGAAAAGTTTTAAATGATGTTTCACTACCTTTTGGAACTACTATCACAATGAGTACAAAAATGGTATTGGAAACAGGCGACACAATGCAGGGACTTGCAAGTGCGGCCTCAAGTGTGGATTTTAATTTAGCTTATTTGAAACAAACCTAAAGGGGTAATTAATGACCTATATAGGTACACAACCAAATAATGTTTTAAAGAATACAGGTATATATAATCCGAGTGAAATACTGCAATTAACCAAAGAGGGTAGTTGGGGTGGCTCATTAGAACTTATTGAAAGCCAAACACATTCAACTAATGTAACTGCTGTGGATTTTACTTCAATTAAGGAAAGTGCTTACTCTGTTCATTTTTTAACCTTTGAAAATGTTGTATTTGATACTGCTAATGTTCCTGCTTTAAGATTTAGAGAAAGTGGAACTTGGGAAGATAGTGCAGGTTATTACACTATGGAAAATTGGTTATCAACAGCAGGGGAAAGTGAAGTTAGGGAAACAAACCATAGTTTTATATTTTTAGGTAATGATGGTTTAGGGGAAACTAATGGGTCAGTATATATTTATGGTGCAGGAAATAGTGCTACCTATACTTTTACAACTCATAATAATATTGATTGGGATGCAAGTAGATTTGTTCGTACTTATGGTGGTGCATCTTTAGCTCAAACAAGTTTAGTAAATGGAATAAGGTTTTGTGGTAGTGGTGGTGCTAATCTAACTGCTTTTACTATAAAACTTTATGGATTGAAAGAAGTATGAGTAATTTACGATTAATTAATGATACTACAATAACAAGTGGCTCATCAACAGTTTCAATAACAGATGTTTTTTCAGAAGATTTTGAAGTATATAAAATTATTACTAATGGAATTTCAACAGTAGGTACAACACAAACAGACCCAAACCTTAGATTTATAAATTCAAGTGGTAGTGTGGTAAATACTCTTTATGATTATGGACACCAAATAATGAGAGCTGATAGTGGTTTTACAGAACAGTATGCAACAGGTCAAGCACAGTTTTATAGATATTTTGGTGAAAGTGTAGATCAAGCACCTGAAAGTCAAGGTGTTGAAACATATATATTTAATCCTTTTCAATCAAGTTTACATACATACGCTTTATACCAAAGTATGACTTCTTCAGCAGGTTTACATTTATCAATGAAAGGGATTGGTGTTCAAAGAACAGCAGGAAGTATGACAGGTTTTCAAGTAATAGATAGTAATGGGTCAAGACCATTTGCAAGTGGTAATGTTAAAACTTATGGATTGAGAGTAGATTAATGGGATTATTACAAGTAGCAAATCATAAAGTTGTAAGTGGTAGCGAAGTATCATCAGTTTCATTAACAAACTGTATAACAGATAACAATGTTTATATACTTATAGCAAACAATCTTAATGTTGCAGGTAATGGTGGAATATGCGATATAAGACCATTAGTAGATAGCACACAAGATACAACTGCGAATTTTGATATTGCTTGGCTTGATATAAACAGCACAGCTACTTTTCAGTTTTTTAATAATTCCAACCAAGATATGATTAGAGCGACAGATGGAATGGCTATAACACCTAACACTTGTAATTTTGTCGCATATTTACATAATTGGTATTCAAGTAGTTTATATTCAAAAATTATTCTTGATGTAACTTCGCATAACAATACAAGACTTAGAGGTTATCAAGAGGGTGGTGTAAAAAAAGAAACTACTTCTTTTAATGGTATTTATATTGAAACAAACCAAGCAACTTCCCCAGCAGGTTTTAATGCAGGAAGTCAATTTACAATGTATAAGGTGGTGTAATTATGAGTGAATATGGATATATACCTGAAAGCC